TCTGGTGGGATAAGGAAAGAATCCGGTTCGTGAACTTATCCAATTCCAACTGTGAGATGTTAGCTAAGTCATCTTCCGGCACTCCTGAAAGTATGGCAAGCGGTTTTAGGTCGGATGCGTTTTCCAGTGATTGAATCTCGATCAGCTGCCCAACGGTTAACTCATTGAGGTTTTCCGGTATCGTTACTTTTAGCTTTCCGGTTAGGGTGCGCAGTGTTTCAGTGTGCATAAGTGAATACAGGATTTGAGTTTTGTTATCAGTCTTTCTATATCTTCATTATCATAAACCGCAAAAAGCTGATCTTCATGAAATAAACCGTCTCTTTGAGTAGCTTCCTGATCAAAACGAAATTCCGGCGTTGTTTCGTGATCCCATTCACAACACCCAAAACCTTCAATAAATCCGTATGGATAATCTACCACCCAATCATTATTCCAAGTTCCCGGTTCATTAACTTTTATTTCAAGTTCGCCAAACCAATCAGGTTCGTACTTATGATATAAAGTATTGGCCGGTAATTGAAGAAACGTTTCCCTGTTGACTATTTTCATGTAACTAATTGATTAACGCTAATTTAAGTATAATATACTATTTAACAAAGTCAAAATCTGTTTTTATTCTTTGGTTGCCCGTGTAGGGTAAGCTGGTTTTTGCTTTGCCAACGTTAGCTATTTTAAGCTTATTCAGAGCCACGTATCGTAACGGGTCAATTAGGTGGTTGTAAGCATCAATAGGCTTGTTCAACGTCTCTCCCGATCTGTTTTTATCCCAACAATACGACCGTAATTCTTTTATTAGATTAGTGCTGCGTTTCGTTACGTGCATCTTGTAACGCTGCAGGATATCTAACCCGTTTGTTATACTATCCTTGCCTTTCATTGACGGCTCAATGTTCCATCCAAGCCGGGAAAGTTCTTCTATACTTTTTGGTTCGGCGCTATCTGCAACGATTGACCTGTTTTTGATAATCCCCGCACTAATCATTTTGGCTGAAATATCAGCATTGGTCAACCCGGTTTCGTAGATTAATTCATTTATCCAAAGCTCGCCGTTGTGTTTGTAGACTTCAACTAAACCTGTTTCGTCGTTTGTAAAACCAAAGTCAAGGCCATAAGCGATAAACTTGGCATCTACAGGTATCTGATCGCACAGTTCCCAATTGGAAAGAATAACACCTTGAAGTGATCCCAACAATCCCAGACCGTAAACCTTCCACCAATTTGCCCAATAATCGGACGTTTCTGCTTTATCCCTGGCTTTCTCGATCTCCTTTACGATAGATTCAGCTAACGCCTCGTTATCTTTGTAGGTTAACGTACACCATTCACAATCTTCATCGGCCGTAAGCTCTGTATAGGCCCAGAATTCATTCGATGGGTTAAAGTCCAACCATATTTCACGGTCGGTACGGATGGCTAACTGATGATAGGTGTCAAACTGGATATTATTACACTCGTTGATGTAGAGGATATTCCTTCGCGGGCCGCGCACCTTTTCTTCCTGGTCGGCGCTAAAGAACTCGATATAACTATGATTAGCAAATGTATATGTAAGCAGGGTTTTATTGTAATGCTTGTCGATATATCGCCCTGTGGCTTTCATGATCTTTAGAAAGTCCTTCAGTGCGCCCTTTCGCAGATGTGGAACTGATTCAGAAACTACCGATATTTCGGTTAATGGATTATTTATAGCCTTATCAATTAAGATCGGAAGTATACCATATGTTTTGCCCGCACTGGTTCCACCTGGTATTACTTTGATGCGCTTTTTTAGCTTCTGCATCTTTTGTATACCAGTAGTGTAGGTAAAACCTTCAATCTTCTGAATCTTCTTTTCCAAAGAGCGGTTGTTCTATTTTAACGTTGGTATCAACTTGGGAATTTTCCTTTAATCCCAATTCGCGGGCTATAAAGTTGTCTTTTAAGATGCCAATTGCGGCAAGTTCAAACTTCTGCTGATATATCGTATCCTCTATATCTTGTATGATAGTAGAGAAATCATTTGAACAAACCTCTTTGAATTGCCGAAAATAGGCTGTATTACAGCGTAAATAAAGACATAAGCCTTGCATTGTGAACGGTCGTTGAATCTTTTGCTTACCACCAAATGAACGGGTATCTGTTATAGGATTATCTTCGCACCATTGGAAATATTCACAGGCGGCCTTCCAAAGTAGTTCAGGTGTGGCAAAGAGTTTATCCCTTCCATGCTTTGATCGTAGCTTCCAAAATTGATTCCCCGCGGGCGCTCCCATAATGAGTAAAATTACCAAATATTATTTACACTCCCAAAATGATTTTTATTTATGAATTTTATTCGGAATTTTATTTTTCCTTTTCGGGTGGTTTAACTTCGACAAAGTAATCGCATTTCTTTTCCCCTTTCGGCGGCGCGAAGTCTGCGTAACTCTGATAAAGCCCTGGAGTAGCTTTGTATCTAAAGCAATCTTCTTTTGAAGGGCATGAATGATTACTACACATTGATATGTCTGGCATGGCTTTAAAGGTTTTACTTTATCAAAATATAAAATATCTCGCCGTCGGTCTTGCCCGTTTTGAATACTCCACTTTGCACCGCCATTTCGCAGAGCGTCCGCGCCTTTATCCTGGTTAATCCGAATACCCGGCAAATATCATCCACTGTTATGAACTCAGGGTTTAGCTCTTTTATTTTATCGAAGGCATTCATAGGTTTACTGTTAGTTCTGATCCGGTTAATGCGAAGTAGAGGTTTTGTAGTTGGTGAAGGTATTTAATACTTACTCCGAATCGCTCTGTGCCGTAAAGTAGTCGCAAATCATCGATGCCAGATTGTTCCTCAAGTTGAAAGTCAAATCCATTCTTTTGAAATTTACTTCGATATTCAAGATATTCAAACCCTGCCTTCTCCATTATATCAAGGGTTAAATGGATTGGTTGTAATTCATTGCATTCAGTTTCAGGGTCCCAAAAGTCAGGCTGGGTGAGTAGCACTACATTGCCGCCTACCTGAGCTATTATTGATTTCCTTCCCTGATGGTTAAGCACAAAGTTTCCAATTCTCAACTCGTTTTGACTTATCATTCCTTTTTGTTTAAGCTGTTAATACACTTTTATTGCGAGATTTTTTATCCAGCGCGTGACGAAAGTTGCCTCGTCATAATTTATCAGGCGATTTTTTGCCATTTTAATAAAAAACAAATGGGCGGTAACTCTCCCGTTGGCCTCTCGGCTGTTGGTGTCTGCCAACTCCGCCACCTACTGTTTCCCGGCAACCCGGACTGATCATGAAGCTTATAGCCTCGGAACTGTTGCTGCGCTATCAGAAGGGCTCTTATGTGCCGTAGCTATCGGACTCCAAATTTCGGCGATTATCGCTGGCTTCATCTTTTATCGGCCAGCTACGCTTCGTCCCCCAGCGGTACTTCATTTGTTTTTTAGTCTTTCAATATAATAATATTACCTCAAATTATTCCAATCCTAAGAATGTTTGATGTTTTTCAAGCATATCAGATAGCTCCTCATCTGTTATATCCTTTGGCTCTTTGCGTGTGAAATAATCATCGCCTACCGTGTTGTAAAACAGTTTACGGGTGTCCTCGACTAAATCCAAGTACATCTTACGCTTTTTCTCAAACCGCTCATTGACAGTGATCATTCTTTTTAGCAGATCAATATTCTTTTGGGAGATAGCATCAGAAAGCTCTTTATATTGTTCAAAAGATAGCGTTAGAGTTGCGCCGTCGGTAATTTGAATGTGAATAGAATCCAAAGCAGGCTGCCCGTTTAAATATTCAGCGTTAGTAATTTTCATGTTATTTACTTAAATATAAGCATTTTAGTGTTTATTTACGATAGCTTTTTTAATTAATTCTATAGTTTCTGCCGTTAAAAGCTGGCTCGGGGTGACCTGTATCAAATACCACCCGTTTGCAGTTAAAAGGTTAAGCTTAGCCATGTCCCGACTGATCCCCTTTCCTGAGCTGTGACCGCTTAAACCTTTTTTCCAGATCCCGCCCTGACATTCGACTGCAACCTTGACCGAGGGCAGGGCGTAGTCAAGTTTATAGCCTTTCTCTTGACTAAAACGATATTCCGGCCATACCTCTATCTTTAACTCAATTTCAAGCAGCCTGGTAAACTGATCACAGTGCTTTGCTTTGTTTGCTATGTTTAAATGATCGTTGGTATCATAAGTCCTTTTTAAGCCCTTAGAACGATTTTGTTTCTTTTTGGTACTATGTGCCGTCTGATCCTGTAATCGTTTAGCCTCGTTTGAATTTGGCGGGTAATAGGTGCCGTTATGCTCCTGCCATCCACGATCAATGCAGTCTTTTATTATTGCCTTTGCCTGGGCGGTCTTCATTTTACTTTTTTATACTGTTCAAGGCTTCGTCTACGCAGTCTCTTAGCTTCATAAGATCAACTCTGATGTGATCGGCAACTCCGTTTTTGGTATGCTCCAATATGTAAATTTTATTTTGCGCATATTCCAACGCCTTAGTCAACCTTTCGATGGTGGTGGATTGGGCGGAGGCATATACTTCCATACACTTAACCAGTGTAGCCCGTTGCCGTTCGGTAAAGTTTGCCCACGATGCA